GTGCTTATGTTGTTTAACATGTTTCCGATGAAAATCTAGTTTTATCTTAGGAATTAGTGCAGAAGAAGTTAGCACTAAAATTAATAACAGTATAACTAATGTTTTCTTTATCTTTTTGTTCATCTAATCATCCTAACTATTTATTCAATCACACTCCAAGATGTTAAAAATGGTTCCATTTCCTCACTTTTTGTCCATTTTCCATCAACAAGTTTATTTTTAAATTTCTCAATAATTCCTTTCACTTGTATCATACTAAACTCCCCAAATGGATTTAATTTAATATCCTTCTTTTTACATTTCAAACTCTTTATCTTTCCTGTTTTTAAATTATATAATCTTAATCTTGGAGTGTATTTTGTATCTAATTCTGTTATCATATAAACATTTTCAGGTGAACCATTAGCAATACTTACTTCATAACCGTAATATTCCATTTCAAATTTAATTTGTTCTTTAATATTTAATTTTATTTCATCTAATGAATCTTCAAATTCTTTTACTTCAATAAGTCGTTTCTGCTTAGTCTCATCTTTAAGATTTTTATTTTTCAATCTTGATTCAAATTTATCAATAATTTTAAGTAATTTCCCATTATCTCCAAATTTATCAAAGTAATTTAAAGTAGTGAGAATTTTAATTTGTCTTGAATTTGCATATGATTCATTCTTAATTTTAAATAACAAATCTGAAAAAGTATCAAATTTTAATTCTTTGCTCAAATTATATAGATTTGTTCCCACATCATTATTCAAAAATTTAATTGACCCAATTCCTTTGTAAATAGCATTTTTATCCTTATCAAAGAAATATTCACCTTTTGAATACCCATATTTAGGTGGGAAAAGTTTAATATGAAAATATTTTAGCTCATTCATCAATTTAGATGTCATCGTTGTATCGCTATCATAAAGCTGCAAAACAACTGTATAATATTCAATTGGATATTTAGCTTTTAAATAAGCTCCGTATAGACTATCCAACGCTACAGAATAAGCATGTGATGCATTAAACCCATATCCAACAGCATCCTGTATAATCTCCCATACTCTATCTGCATTTTCTTGACTTCCTGTTTTATCCATAAACCCTTTAATAAAACGATCATGAATCGGTTCAATTATTCCTGGTGTCTTTTTAGCGATGGCCTTAAGTAAGCTGTACGTTTCATCTTCATCAAATCCTGCATATACAAGAACTTCCATAATATTCTCTTGATACAAAATAAAATTATCACTTTGCTGCAATAATTTATCAAACTCATGAATTCCATAGCTGAATGGTTCTCTATTCAAAAAATAACTTTTCATTGATGCAAATGATGGTCTAATTGCAGCTACCCAACCAGATAACTCACGAATACTCTTAGGTTGATATTGAATAACCTGTGGTGTTCCACTATTTGATCCTGCTTGATTTAATGTTGCTGTGATTCCATTCTTATATAAATTCCATACATCATTATCTTGTGTTACTAACTTAGTTAATTCTCGTACATCTGGAATTGGTTTATTAATTAATTTAAATGCTTCTGAAATTATTTTCCATACTTTTACAGTTAAAAAATCGTTTTTCAGATATTTAAATGAATCAGAAGTATGCGAATCAATTAAAGCGCAATAAGCATCTCCAACTTTAATTACTCCAAGTTCTTTAGATATCGGTTTTGATAATAATAAATTGGAACATGGATGTGGACTTACTGAATCAATTACACCTACAAATTTTTCTGATTCTTCAATTGTATCTTTCCATTTAGGATTATTACGATAAGAATCTAAGTCTTTACCAACTGTATTATATTCAACCATAGGTAAATTTTTAGCTCTACAATAATTTCTAAATGCTTCTGATTCTTTCATTGTTCCATATGCTACCATCCAATAGACATTATCATTTCCAAGTATTTCTCTTGTTGCTTCTCTGAATGGTTCAGGATCAACACAGTTCATATCAATATCAGGTAAGCTCTTTGTTTCGAGTATTCTTGTTTTACTCATGAATCGAGTTGGATAAAGAGTAATTGGCGCAGCTAGTCGATCAACCTCCGTAAATCCTAATAATTTATTCAAGTAGAATGATGGTGCAGAACCTCTTCCTGTTCTTGTTAAAACTCCACCTAGTTCTTTTGCTCTTTTAATAATTTTTGAATTAAGTAAGAAATAGTCTTCCATCTTGGTATCTTTAATAATTTTTAATTCGAATTTAATTGCATCTTGATATTTTTTATAATTTTTTTGATCAATATGCTTTTTGTCCTTTAACCACTCTTCTCCGACAATATTAACAAGTTTTTTAAACTTCTTTTCATGACTCCATCCTGGATAAATTGAAGGCATTTTAATTTCTTTATCCACATTAATATCTTCGAAGTCATCCATAACAAGGGTATTTTTCAATGCTTCAGTGATTTGATCTTTTGTAAATACTCCTTGTTTTTCATATCTCTGATAAATTGTATCTGAATCAGGGTAATCTAAAACAAATCCTTCTTCATCATCATAATGAATATTCTTTCCTGCAAGTAGTTCATCTCTATCTTTTGATTGTTTTGGATAAATATAATGTGAATCATTTGCATGGATAAATGGTATATGATATTTATTTTGTAGTATTTGTAATTTTTGATTATGCTCAATCTGTTTTGGATGAATATGGTATTGAATTTCAAGATAGAAGTTTTTTCCAAAATGATTTAACAATGGTTCAACATAGTTTTCCTCATAATCATCATACTTTGCTATATAATCACCAATACATGCCGTTGTTACTAAGACATCATTGGGATCTAGAGATATTAATAATTCTTTATCAATTCTTGCTTTATAATAATATCCTGTTTTGTTGGCTTCAGATAGAATACTATTCATTTGTTTCATGCCATCGGGATTTTTTGCCATGACAAGTAAATGGGTGTTTGTTCTATCCTTTTCATAACGATCAGTAACATAATAATATTCCATACCAAAAATCATTTTTAGATTATATTGTTGGGAAACTGTATAGTATTCAAAAATATTCCCTGCATATCCATGCTCCAAAGCAGATATTGTTGTATGTCCAAGTTCTTTTGCTCTTTTGGCATAATCTTCAACATGAACAATACAATCAGGTGTCATAATATTTGAGTAATCTGTATGCTTATGATAATTAATATATCTCAAAGTTTCACCTCCTAGAATGGTAAGTTATCAAGTCCGTCTAATTCTTTAATTAAGCTATATTCCTCTTTCTTTTTTAATCCATTCTTTATTAAATAGTCTTGATAATATTTACACTCATCATGTACTCCGCATAATACACTACAATAATAGGAATCTTGTGGTTCAATCTCTCCTCGTTCCCAGTGATCTTCATCTTTACCTCGATGTTGAATATCTTTAATATCCTTAGTCATTTCTTCCTTAAGTTCATTTAGTGTTTCGTCTGTTATTTCAGGGTAGACATAACATTCTTCAAAAGAGTATTTATTTTGTATTTCTTGTGGTAAATCAGTAATTGAATTTTTCTTAACACATATTTCAACTTTCAATTCAATATCAATATCATTCATATCTGTTAATTCTTTTAGATCTCGTTTTAATGGTGTTTTAATCTTCTTAACCCACTGATGGCGATCCCCAATGGTTGTTTTAATTTTCCCGTTTTTTTGCTCAAATGATATATTTACATATTTCATGAACAGCCATCTACATTTAATTTTATTAATTGGTATGCCACCTTGAATTAATCCTAGAGCATATAATAATAACTGTTTTCCATGTTCTGCTACTTGTTTACCTTTATACATAGTGCTTGTTTTATAATCAGTAATAATAAAATTACCATCTTTATCCTTATGTATAGCATCAACATAACCCATAAATAAATTACCATTAATATCAATCCATAGAATTTTTTCAGTTGCTACTTTATCACTCATTGTCTTATGATGTTTAAAGAAATCAATAACACAATTCTTATATTTATTTCTCATTTTTTCATTTTTATATTCATCACTACTAAACTTGTAATCAGACATTTCTACATCTAAAAAATCAGTTTCAAATTGTGCTGCTAATTCATTTTTTCTTAACTTATGATTATAATATTTCTCCATAATATCATGAGCATATGTACCACACAGAGTATAGATATTATCTTTTCCTCTAATATGTTTAATTCTTGATAAATAATATTCATATGTACAATTATGTAATGTGTTAATACGGCTATAACTCCATAGCATTACATGATCACCGTATTTATCCGTAAATCTTTTTGGTATTTTAATTTTAGATCGTTCTGCCAACAAATCATATCCTTTCTCTATGCTTCAATAAATATATGAATTTTCGTCTTCCACAGTCTACTGGGCTATCTTTTTCACCAAGCAATTTCCATCTATCATTTATATATGAACATGTACGAAACATACTAATTTTCTTGCAAAGAGACTGTAAATATTCACTTTCAACGTCATTATCAAAGGCAATTACAATCTCAACGTTTAATTTGATTAATAATTTTAGCTGAAAATCAGAAATATCATGACAACCCACAGATACAGCATTAGGAAAACCCATCATGTCTGATTTATAAACACTTTTTTCTGCTTCATAAACTAATACAAATCCTTGTTTCTTAATATCTTCTTTATTTAGACTCAATCCATATAAATTTTTACTTTTTTCATATTTATAACCATCAACTGGAAAGTATTTAGGTATATTTAATTCTTCATAAGCATGATTAACTGTCCTTCCCACGAGTCCTACTACCTTTGTTTCGTCATTCCATGCAAAATGAGGAAATACAATTCGATTACTCTCTATATCAAATTTAATATTATATTTATCTATTACGTTTTGAAATAACCCATCTCTCTTTATTAAATCAATATGAGGGACGCTTGAATATTTATCTAAAATAGACATATCATACATCGGTAATTCATCTTTATCTTTTTGTTTTCGCTTTATCTTATTAAAAATGTTAAGATAACTGTTTTTATTTTGATGATTGTATGATATATCTACACCACACAATGCTGCACATTTATGTAAAGCTGTAGGAAAATCACAATGGTCAATATACATAATTAAATTATATATATTACCTTTAATTGTTTCTCCTTTATTAAATATACGGACATTTAAAAATTCATTTATAAATATTGATACTTTTGATCCATCATTATCATCAGGCAAGGCACACCTGATCTCTTTACCATATGAATGAAATTTATGGCAGCCTATTTTTTCAGCTATATCTTCAATAATATCTTTTTCATATATGTATTTTCTTAGTTCCTTAGCATCCAAATTAACTCAAACCCTTTGTCAATCTTATAGGTCATATGGTATATTACAAATTCCTAATTCTAAATACTTTAATGTTCCAAGTTCTTGTTCTGCAAGTATTTGAAATTCTTGGCTTCTTCCATTACGATTCTTTTCAATAAAGATAACAATATATTTTTTATTTTGATCTAACAGAATCTCTTTACCTGATAATATTGATCCACCTAATGGTTCCCATGCTTTAATTTCATTTTTTTCACCAGGATATTCATCATTTCGCAATCGACGCTGTAATAATGCAACACTTGCTACATCTAAAACGTTTTTTGCCATGCCAATATTATTCGAACTCAAAAATCTTTGTAGTGCTGCCCCTTTTTGAAGTTGTAATGTAACAATAAGAGATACATTTAATCCTGAAGGTTTACACAAATCATCAAATTTTCTCATATCTTCCTGCATTGATAACCAAAATGATTCATTATTGTCTCGATCAGATGATATTTTAAAAGTATCTAATATAAACTTATTAACTCCTAATGAAGCATATTTCCTTACTATTCTAATGAATTGTTTACTAGAATAAGATTTGAAATGACATAATATAATTTCATTATTTGACATTTTTTCTTTCAAATATTGGCTTGCTTTATGTAATAAATCTCTCTCATTATCACTAAAATGTCCTTGTCTCCATCTTTTCTTATTAAATTGTTGCGACTCATCATGATCTTTTAAATATTTATTATTTATTATCCAAGTTAATAATTCTTGTTTCCATTTAATATGATCTTGTTCATTTAAAGCAATTACACAAGGTTCTCCTTCTTCAAAAACAGCAGAAAGTATTTGTTCAATAAGCCATGTTGTTTTACCGGCCCCTGATAATCCGCCGATAAGATAAATTTGACCTTTAATAATTCCACCAATTTCTTCATTTAAAATTGGGCTAGGAATTGGCATACCAACGTTTAATCCTTTATCAGCTTCACTAATAATTTCATCTAAATCATCTTCAAGTTTGTGTGATTCAATACCATTGTCTGCTTTCACAAATACATTATTTAATTTAGCTGTGAAGAAATCATAAAGTTCATTTACATTAAATTCTTTCACATCATCAACTAAACCTGAATAAAATGACAATTCATCGATCATATCATACATAGCAGACCATTTAATGAAATCTTTTATATAAGAGTCTATGTTTTTTATATTTGATACACTGGAAACTAAACTTACGGTATTATATCCATTAAAAATTTTATAAGTTGATTCAGCTTGAGGATAATCTTTTATATATAGATCAACAGCCATTTCATCAATTTCCACTATATTTTTTGCTGCAATTTTTTCTCCAATTGTATAAAAAAACTTCCATACATCATTTTTAAACATTTTTTTATCAAGTTCGTTAAAGTCAAAATATAAATTTGGATCTTTCCATAAGCAACCAATAATGTTTGCTTCAATTGGATTCATAATGTCTTTAATTTTTTTCTTAATAACGTCCTTCTCTGTCAGTACTTTAACCACATAATCACCAGACTTTTTAGAATATATTTTTTAATTTATTTGCAACTTTATTTTTATCTATTTCATTTTTACTAATAAATTTAGCTTCTTCGTTATGGGTAATTTTAATTTTTTCCACTTTTTTATCACTTTTAACTTTCGCTATCATTCTAAAATAAACGTCATTAATATTGTTAGTAATAATCACGAGCATATAATCAATCAAATGTTGAATGTTTTTAAATTTATTACTATCTGCAATTCCATTGATAATCATTGGTTTACATAATTTAAAAGTTATTAAAATGACATCATATGAATAACCAGATTCATTGCCAAAAACTTTATTTCCTTTTGCTCTATAATTATTTTGCTGACCACTTTTTAAACCTTGTAACCGATTAATTAAATGTGGTGGACATGTTTTCCCTTCATCCCATTTAAAAATCTCAATTCGAATATAATTCCATAGTTTATTCATTTGATCACGTTCTTCTTTATTATGAATAAATATTTGATAACAGTCTTGATGAAAATAATAATTAGATTTCGTTTTACCACTAGAAGAAATATATCTATAAACAATTGCGTTATCTTTATTTAAAGACTTATGACATTGATGACATTTTACTTGTTTTTTATGCATCATCTCAGTCAATATAATCACCTTCTTTTATCATATATTTTTCTATCATTTTATCCGTAAATTCTGGGTGTTTATTCTGGTAATCATCTAAATATAACCATTTATATCCATATATAATATCGTGTTTTCCTCGACATGCAGCACTAATATTTACTTGTCGATATTTATTGCCCATCTCCTTACCAGCACATGTCGCTGAAGGATATATCGCTATTAGCTCTAATGACTTTGAAAATTGTATAACTGGCTTCTTATCGGAAAATCTTTTTATATCATGTCGTTTTAAAATATTTAAAACGGTACTACGTTCTATATTGAATTTTGTTGCAACTGAATAAGACGATTTAACTTTTTTATATTCATTTATAATTATTTGTTCATCGTATAATTTGCTCAAATGAATCGTTTTGTTACTTGGTCGTTTTATATGTCTAAACAAAACTTTATTGCTTACATACTCTACTATTTTATCAATAGTATTATAAATATATGGTATCTCTGACCACTGAATATTATTATTTATACAGTATTTATATTTCTTTAAATCTTGTGAATGTTGATATTGTAAATCTTTTCTAGATGTTTTCTCGTAATGTTGAATCCCATTGTATTCAATACACATATTATAATCTGGTAAATAAAAATCCATAAATTGATGATATCCATCACTATGGTGAATAGTGTTTTGATATTTAAATTCAATATTATTTAATTTAAATATTTCTATTAAACATCTTTCACCGAATGATGCTTTAATATCTTGAGGGCAATGTTCATCACTCAAAATATGGAAAATAGTAGTCGTCCAAAAATTTCCTAAACCATTATTAGTGATAACAGTTATTTTATCTTGTGTATTAATGGGATATTTTACTATCTTATAGTTAAATTCATCACATATATTATCCACATATCTTTCCCATTCATTTGGCAACAAGGACATTACATTCCAATTCTGACTATTATCTCTGATAATATTATTAGGCTGTATTTTTCCTTTATAACCATAATATCTGCTTTCTTTATCAATTACTTGAAATAGAATGGGATTAATCATTTTTGTATATTCCGCTAAAGGTTCTAACCCTTTATTATTAAACCTTTTTTTAATAAATTTATTTATATCATTTTTGTTAAATGATCTTATATCCCAAGAAGATCCACGCTGAATACAATCCCAACTTATAGATCCATTCATTCCATAATATTGATTATTTAAATCAACAATAATAAATGGTATTTTAATTCGTGCATTTTTATAATGATAATCGTCATTAACTTCAGCACCTTTATTAATAAATGTATCTCTCATTAATTGATCTTTTTCTTTCTGTACTTTACAATCCTTCATAGATTTCATATATGTAAACTCCAATCATTTAATCATCTTACATATATTATTATATTTAATATTGTTTATTTTGTCAATATAAGAATATAAGGGAGCTAGGTAAACCCTATTGCTCCCCATTTAAATAAATATTTCATAATTATAGTTTCTTCAATTCTTCAATTACTTTTTTAAGCTGAGGAGTAACTGCTGGATCATTATATTTTTCTGCATTATGCTTTTTAATAATGGCAACAATTTTAGCTTTATTTCCTTCAACCTTTGATAGTTCTTTATACAAATCTTTAAATTCTTTGACAATAGTGTCATGATCTTCTTGCTCTTTCTTCATGGAATCAATATTTGAATCAATATTAGTATCATAACTTGATTCAATTGTCTTTTCTTTACTGTTTTCATCAATATATCCTTTAAAACTATCAAAAGTTACATTTGAAAGTTTTGTTCCAACTTTATATGTATTTGTCGTATCCTTTTCAACGATTGCAGCATAACCAATCTCACCAGTTGCAATATCCTTTTCTTTAAAGAATCGAAGTACGACATCAAAAGTATGTTCTGAATTTTTACGTAGTACAGGTTTTTCACCAACCTTGTGGCGATTATTTCCATCACCTTCGAATACATCGTCTTTATGAGCCACGGCTACCACTGTAACCCCCTTAGCTGATGCCTGGGCTACGTAGTCCTCGAATCTCAAAACATTAAGCTTAACCTTACCATATGAACGCATAGATAGTGTAGCATCATCAACTTCACCTTTTTTCTTTCTAGCACGTTCTTCTTCAACTTCCATACATGCTACCTGAATATCATCATAAATTCGTGTATATGAATCAATTGACAGTGTACTATACAAATCTGGATGTTTAATAACTTCTTTCATCAAATCAATAACATCATAATAATTACTTGTATCTGCAATAGCTACGATATTATCTTTAAATTTAGGATTATTTTCATTTACACCAATTTTAGATTCCGAGTCGATAATTGCATTCTTAGGAAAAGTGAGGTCAAACCATGATTTTCCTGAACCATTTTCTCCATAGATCAAAAATTTAAGACCTTGTTTTCTTGCAGTTGGTTTTCTGAATTTAGCCATATATATTATTACCCCTTTATTTTATATTTAATATTATTTTATAGTTAACCAAGAATCTCGTTGTTTATTCCAAATCGTCAAGAAATGAAAGATCATTTTCCTCATCGGGACTTTTTGTATCTTCTTCTTTTTCATCCTTTGCATTACCATCTTCATCCCAAGGAACATCTGTATCGAGTGCTTCAATATCAGTCAATAAAATTTCGTCATCTGCCATGTCCACAGATGGTCTAGCATCATTTCTACCTTTATAAATAACTGGTCTAGTAATAATCATTTCATCAACATTTTCACGGTTAGCATACATTTTCAGAACTTCATCTTGACTGTAAAGACCATCTTCAATCAGTTCTTTAGCTTCATCAGGTAAATCTTCTTCTGTTACTTGACTTGCTACAAAACCACGATGATATTTCCCTTCAATATTAATTCTGCGAACTTTATCTTCATCTACAGTCAAAAATTTATCAATAACTCGTTTATATGTATCTTTCTTGTCTGGATCAGCTCGTACAGATAATTCCAGTGGAAGCATTTCAAACTTTTGATGAGACTTAATGAGGATATGAGCATTAACCTTAGCAACATTATTTTCTTCCCATTCAGACAAATCTACATCATCATGTTTCAAAATAACATTCTGCCTAAAAATAAATCCGCTTTTGTATGTATCAGTTTCATCAAGGAGATAAATATTATTGATTGAAAAATTCTTTTGTGTATCACCATTATATGTATTATATCGTGTTTGTCCTGTAACACGTAGTTTCATACCAGTTTCAAGCCTTGGCTGCAAGTATGCAATTGCGTCATATAGAGCTAGGAAGTTTTCATATTTCCAACGACGAAATCCCGATTCATCTGGTTCTTCCTTTGTTAAAGCCACACTTACAAATGAACGGTTATCAATTTGTTCAATAATTGTTTGATTCTTACGATCAGCAAAACTAATTTTAATATTATTTCCATCTTTATCACGAGCATATAGTGTCTTGCCTTTTTGTGAATCAAACCCATCCATAGCATTCAAAAAGAAAGTATCCCCATCTTCATTCTTCATTTGAATATCAATTTGAGAATATGTATAATTTGGATTCGCTTTCCCATGTTTATCCAAGCCAAATGATTTATCATTCAAAGTAATTGTTCCGGTCACGTCAAATTGACCATATGTAACTTTCAAACTATTTTCTGCTTCTACCAAGTAAATTCCTCCAGTGTACTATATGTAGTGTGTTTATTTAATATTATATCTATTTGTTGTGTCTAAAAACAGATAAAACTTTCGTTTCATTTAATTACTGTTACTTCCAAAACTGATACCATTTCTTGTTTTGTGAACTAACGCGTTTAATAACTGCTTTATCGATTTGCTCCGTTAAATATTTTTCTGCTTTTCTCTTAGATTCTTCAGTCTCTTCATCATCAACTGTATTGATAACAAAGTCAGTTTTATAAATATATGTATTTGACTTTGTTGAGCGAATAACGTCCGTTACCTTAACAAAAATATCTTTATCATCTAAATAAATCTTTTCTGCAATTTGCAAAGGTGGTTTATCAATATCATATTCATTAATTTTTTCCTCTTTAACAAATCTATTACCAAATTCCTTAAACCACTTGTACTCATTTTCCGTCAGAATTTTGGCTTTTTCATTAACAATTCCATAAATATTCCTTGCTACTACACCATAAAACACAGCATGATGTTGCTCAATTTCTGTCATATGTATTATTCTCCTTTTATTCTTATTTAATATTATGATACTAATCAATTTATTCAAGCAACGGCAACACCACCTTAATCATATTTAAAACCATAGTACAATGGATATTGCAGGACTCGAACCTGCGACTTCCCAGTTATGGGCTGGATATTCTACCAACTGAATTAAAGATCCATGACGATAAACAGCCCCACCACCATTCATCATATCAGCTCACCCATAATCAATGCAGAACCAACTCCCAAGAGCCTAAACCATTAACTAGTATTTCCCATCAGCTCTCATGTTCTGACCCAAAGATCTCGTCCAGAATTTCCATGTTTTTTGATCTGTATATTTATTATATTTAATATTGTATATCATGTCAAGAGGAAAATTTATAAATTTTAAAACGTTGATTTATAAAGGATAATAGATACCACTTTTCAGTTAAAATCACACATTTATTCTGTAAGATTAATAAGTTCATTCGTATCAATCCATGTCGCGCTGCCATCTTGAAATTCAACCCTTGCTTCAGTGCAATCTTCTCCAACGTTGATCCATTTGATAGTACCTTGTTTACCATCAACTTCTTCATTTGTTGTTGAAAGAACTTATACTTGATCATTTATTGAAAATCCCATTTTGTTATTCACCTCATTTTTAATTTGCTAACTATAATATTTAATATTTATTACTTGAGATAAGGTAATTTGGCGTATTCTTCAGGAACAGTCCAATCAAAAATTGTTTTATTCCAGTAACGTGCGTCAGCAATCTTTTTATTTTCTTTAATAATAGTATTAGTCAGTGCTGCTCGCTCATAATCAGTAAGCTTACCTTCATTTCTACTTTGCATAATTGTCTGTTTTGTAACTTTGTATTGCTGAATATCTGACCCATAACTGTAATAACCAACAGGCCAGAGAATTAAGAAAACAACTAACGCAATCCCTGATATCATGGAAATAATAAATCCTAATGAACCATACCATTCAAAATCAAAAATATTGGCTATAATTGCACCAACTATAGTTAAGACTAACAATCCAATTAAAATAAATACCAATGACATTACCAATCACTCCAATTTTTATGTATTTCTTAACCTGTGACTCTATTATATTTAATATTATATCGTATGTCAATACTTATTTAATATATTTTATCAATACCAACTTTCTTCTGTTTTATCTGGTCTTAGACGTTTCATTGTAGGAAATCTCAATGATTCTTTACCTGTTTTGCTATTTTTACTAATTTCAAAATATCCAATTTCAATAATAGGCTGCTCTTTTAAATACTTTTCTTTATTATTCCATACTTCTTTTCTAAGCTCATCAGACCAACCGCTGCCAACCTCCACTTTATTAATCGTTCCATCACTACAAGGAAAATTAATCACTGCTGCACCCAACATTCCCTTATACTTTCCCTGTCCTTCTACAAGATCAATAATACGTACATCGGCAGTTTGGAACTTCTTGAGCTTCAGTAAATGATTTGTGCGCTTTGCATTATATGGTAAATTCCGATTGATCATTAAACCTTCTTTTCCTTCAGCAACTACTTTATCAAGAAGATTGTTTATGTATTGTCTATCTGTTCCTTTGTATAAAAGTTCCACTGGTTTAATCCACTTAAAATTATATTGTTTGAATAAATTGTCAAGTTTATCTCTTCGTTGTTCATAATTTACTGTAAAATGATTTGAATTCCATTCACTCTGATCCACAATATCAAACACATTAAAAATGACGTTTTTCTTAACTCCATCTTTACGTACAACCTTCATAGTTTCCCTGTATAATGTTGCAGAATCTAACTTATTAGGATTATCTAAAAGCAATTCCCCATCTAATACAAAACCTTGTGGAAGCTGTGACAGCTCTTGAGTAATATCATTTAATCCTAAAATTGGCTGGCCTTGTCTCGTAAAAAATGTAATTCCCTGGTCATGGAAATTAGCGCACCTGATTCCATCAAGTTTTAATGTCGCATAAAGAACTTCATTTTCATCAATTTTAGATTGTTCTTCTACATACTTATTAGCAAGCTGCAACTCGAAACTTGAAATAAACCCTTTTCCGAAAACTGAATTTACTACTTTTGTACTTGCTCCTAACCTGACCTTTTTACATACAGAATCTAAGGTAAACTGCTTTAATTCTTCATCATCAAATGTATTTAAGAACCCTGCGACCTTCTGACAGTCGATATCACGACCAGTATTATGAGCTTTAAGATATGTAATCATAGTCTTAAAATCATCAAATGGCGAGTCTATATGTACGTCTGATTGCTTTTGTATTTTCTTACTCTGAATGCCGAATATCCAGAATGGATCAAGATTTACTTTCAACCAGAATCTGTAATCGTCATAGTCTTTATACTTATTTAAAATAGCCATTTTATCTAGTCGCCCTGGCGTGTTTTGAAGCTTCAATACTATTTTATGTATTTTTTCAAGATCCAAAATAAATCACCTCATTAATGTTTGTTGAATGTCATAAAGTGTATTCCACCAGTCATCAATATACTCAATTAATTCGTCATATTCAATTTGATCATCTTCAGTATTATTTAATAAATATCCTTTCTTCTTATTTAGAACATCTCTCATTGAATGAACAATATCGGTAACATCTGCATTTACATCATCAACTTTATCTTCCACTTTTGTAATAAGTTGTTCAATTGTATCTGATCGTGACATTTATTTACCACCCTTAAATAATTTATTTAATTTCATCTTACGTAAACGCTTTTTGGCTTCTTTCCTTCGCAATTTATACCAAAGTTCATCACCGAAGACTCCTGATTTAATCGTCCAGTCTTCATATAAATATTTCGTTTTTGGTTGTTCTGGCTTCTTCATTATTTCCTCCTATTTAAAAGAGTCAATTTATTATTCTTCAAATTTTTTATCTGGATTATCAAAAATGTTATCTGCAACTACTACTTTGCTACCGTCATTTAATGCTTGACTTAATCCATTGCATTCATCACTTTCAATCGAATCAGGAATGTCAAATGCAGGATAATCACTATCAATACTATATTTTACTTCTACATATTCAATTATATCATCGCCCCATTCAGGATTAGTAATTTTAAGAATAGCGCCCTCAAAAATTTTACGACCGAGACTATCTGTTAAACCAGTAAATTGTCCAATAGAATTAGGATTAACCTTGTGATAACCTGAAGCTTTTTGATCTTCTAGTATATAGTATGTACCATCAGAACTTTTTACAAATCCACCGTAGTACTACAAACCGTCATATACATCTACACCTCTAAACTCAATTTCACGCATTATGTATCTTCCCCTTTTAACATACTATATATAGTGTTTTTTTAATTTAATTATCTATATATTGTGTTTAAATCCCAATGAAATGTCGATTTCATTAACCAATAATATCTGTCTCATTTTTAATTAAGTTGTAATGCTTTAAAGTATTTATAAATCTTTTTCTAAGTCTACAATATTCCACATAATTACCATTAAAATATGTATCATTGATAAATAGAATTTCATCATATCCACTAATAGCATAATTTTGAAAACTATCAGCTCCTCTTTCTAGGGATGCAATATCAACAATTTCATAACTTGTTAATTCATATCTATCTTTTTCAAATACAACATAATTTCTAGCTTCTTTGTCTGTATTAAAAACTAACAAAACAGTAAATTTACCAGTATCACTCATTTTTAAATCTCCTTTTAAATAAATTTCAACATTTATTTATTTTATATTTTTAATAATCTTCCCAACTTAATTTTTTAGCTTCTCTTTTTTCTAATTCTCGCATCTCATCAGCAAAAGTTAATTTATCTCGTTTCTTTTCTTCATCAATTTCTTTAATAATGCTCTTCACATCAACCCAATTCTTAGCTCTATGTGTATCTTTTTTACAATCTTGATTCCACGGTTGGTCAAATAAGATTGTCTCATGTGGAAACTTTTCAATGTTAGTGTTGTTATCATCGATTAGAACATCTACATTTACTAAGCTCTTAGCCTTACAAACAATTAAATTATCCAAATTAATATGTGGAAAATATGTATATAGAAATTCAACTTTCTTTTGTAAAAACTGTGACTGGGTTGCGGTGATCACAAAAATTTGATGACCTGCATTAACCAATTCTCTTGTTGTCGATTGAGAGAATTGAATCGGCTGCATATGGCTAATCATTTCATTAGAAATTAGATCATATATTTTCAATCCACATTCAGGTTTTACATATTTGTGAAAGTCCCAAGTCTTCCAGTCTGATAGCTTTAAGTTGTGATCACCATATCTTTCTCTATACAAATTTAACCAGCACTCTGAAAAGTTGCCAAGTACATTATCTAAATCGATACCAATCTTAATACCAAATCTCTCCTTTCTGATTATGTATCTATATTTTATTTAATATTTTTTTGTGTCAAGTTAAAACTCAGAATTTATTGCACGTTTCCTAATTCATCCGAAAAAACAAAATCTTTACCAATTGAATCTCGTGGAAATTCGGTTACTTCATTTGTTCCTTTCCTTTGTTGAACATAAAATTTATTATTAGACTTTGATTCTGCTAAAATAGGATATAATTGTCCTTCTATAAAATCTTCTCCATATGGATTCTTAATTGTTCTAATAAACTTTGCAAAGTCTTCATAATCATCATATTTATATTTAATCATCATTTATTTCTCCTTTTGTATTTAATTTTAAAGTATGTATTTTCTATCCACCACTTGAAATCATGAATCTTATCATTTACCCAGTCTGCTCCATCACCCAACCAAACTAGTGCAAATGCTAAACCGTAAAGAAAACAGTAGGGAATAAACCAAATCGCATTCAAAATGCTATGTAGAACCTTATATTCCTTCGTCTGTCTAATTTTCTCTGTAGCATAGACAATGTGCAACTTTTGTAATTTGATCGTTTTACGCGATTTAATATCCATTTAATTTCTCCTTACCAAATTACTTCTGTATTTTTCTCATAATCAAATTCTTTAAATATCCTCTCAGCAATTTTTACACCATCTTCAATTTCATTATTTCTCTTTAGTGATTCAGTAAAACCATCATTCAATTTATCAATTGATTCTTTTGTATATTTAATTTGATTTTCAATTTTTTCGATGATCTTTGTATATCCTTTATATAGTGTTTTACGCTTAAAAATAGCGCTGTATAGATCAGACAAGCTCTTAATTTCCTTGTAAATATGCTTCCACTGTGTATTTTTCTCAGCAATTTTATTTTCTAATCGACTAATTTCTTCTTTCAGTTTCATAATATCTTCTATTTTCTTAACTTCTAACTCATCTTCAGTTAAATATTTTCTCAATGAATATTTTTTATTTGAAATGTTGAATCTTCCAATTAAGTTGTTATCTGTTTTAATGATGAAATACCTTCTGCCATAATCCCAAACTACTTTTAAATTATACTCATTGGTAATATTGTTTTCTTTCAACCATGATTGAAAATAGTTATTCATTTTATAACCAATGTATTCTCTCAAACTATTACTTGGATAACCTTCACCACTTTCTGCTTCATAATCAATTGCTTCAAAGATAAAATGAAAAGTATTTATTTTAGATGTCAGTTGTGTATTTGAATCAGTGAAAAACAATTTAGGATTATCACTTGCCCACTTCAGAAAATAAAATGCACGATTTAACTTGTCTTGAGTAGATTGAATCTTGTCAATAAAGTATTGCAGATCATGAGTTTCAACCATTATTTATCTTCTCCTTTTTCATATTTATTAATAATTTGATCAATTGC